ACTGTTTATGTATCATACTTTGGCTCAAGAGGAGTTGAAAAATTTACAAGTATAAGGCAAAAAAAATAGATTATTTTTCCTAAGTCTTTATTTTTATTTTATATATATTTGTTTATTTTTATTTTAAATATATTTTTAGGTTTAATCTTAAATATGAAATATTAAAAAATTCAAAGTTATTATTTTTTTTTTAAATAAAAAAACTTTTACAAACATTTTTATAAACATTTTTATAAATAGACATTTTGAAAAAGAAATTGAGCAGGAGCAAAATAGTAAAAAAGTTAGACACAGTCTTTAGTATATATATAAGACAAAAGGAATCCGTTAATGATATAGCAACCTGTTTTACTTGTGGGAAGCAAGACCATTGGAAAAAACTACAAAACGGACATTTTCAATCACGCAAACACTACTCCACAAGATGGGATGAAACAAACTGCCAAGTACAGTGTGCAGGATGCAATGTGTTTAGATATGGAGAACAATATAAATTCAGTTTAGGATTAGACCAAAAATATGGAGAGGGAACTGCTGAAATGCTTTTAATTAAAGCTAAACAGGTGTTTAAAATATCGGATGATGAATTAGAAGATTTAATAAATAAATATAAAAGTATTGTAGAACCAAATTAAAGTCTTATATTTGTAGTGTTCTGTTCTGTTATTAATGGGAAAAAGAGGGTAAATTAATTTTTATTCTCTTTTTTTTTGTTTTTTATTTGTTTATTAACAAAAATGTTTGTATATTTGTATTATAATTAAAACAGAAACATTATGACACAGGACACAAAGTTAAAATTAGAGATTATGAATTTAGAGCATCAGCTTCTTTATTCCGTTAAAAATTCCGATATTTGGACACAGTTAGAAATTAAAAAAGAATTAGAAATCAAGAAATCAATATTAATTAACATTCAGAACTAAAATGACGAACACACACTTTTCACAGGAAACCTCTCAAAGCGTAATGGTTATGTACGAGAACAGAATTGAAGCATTATTATCTAACATTAAATTCTTAGAGATGCAACTTGACCACAGTTTAAAAATGCAAGACGAAAATAATTAATTATAAAACAATAGAAAAATGAACACAGAACAAGATTATTTAAAAAAATTATCAGACCCTTTATTAATTCAGGATATTGATTTTAGGGTGCAATCAATTAACAAGGGCGGTTATGCTACTATATTAGCCTATAAAGACGCAAGAGTTGATATAAAAAGGCTCAATGAAGTTTGTGGTGTTTTAGGTTGGAAAAGAGAACATACAAGAGATAATAGAAATTGTATTGTTTCAGTTTGGGATTCTGAAAATAAGCAATGGGTTTCTAAAGAAGATACAGGAACGGAAAGTATGGCTGATTCTCAAAAAGGTTTGGCAAGTGATAGTTTTAAACGTGCTTGTTTTAATTTTGGAATTGGAATTGAATTATACGATTATCCTGTAATACAAATTAAACTTAATTCAGATGAGTTTATTAATGATGGCTCAAGAGTTAAACAAACTTACAATCTAAAGCTAAGGGATTGGAAATGGTACAGTGAATTTGATGGCAATAAATTAATGGGTTTGGCTTGTAGGGATAACAAAGGTGCAATAAGGTTTAACTTTGGTGCTTTTTCAAAATATAAATAATATGTTAGAATCAAATTGCTGCGGAGAGGTACCTTGGAATGGTACAGATATATGTTCAGGTTGTAAAGAACACGCAGATTTCGATATTACTGAATAATAAAAATTAAACATTAACCTAAATTAAATTAAAATTATGAGTGCAACAATTGTAGCAAGTATCAGAGTGGACAAATTACCAAAAGAGAGATTTGTCGTTAAAGAAGATGGAGCAGTTTATTACGAGTTTACTATGACAGTAAAAGACGAAACCAAGTTCGGAAACAATGTATGGATTACCGAAGGGCAATCAAGAGAAGAACGTGAAGCTAAAAAGCCAAAGGTTACTCTTGGAAATGCTAAAGTAGTTTGGACAGATGGGGTTATTAAAACCGCTGAAAGGGATGAAGCAAAAGCACCTGCTGCTGCTAAGCAAGAAGTGGAAGCAGATTTTCCATTTTAAATAAAGATAGGGAAATGTAAAAGTTTCCCTTTTTTTTTTATAAATTAGCTTACCTTTAATAAGAACACAAAACAAAACAGACAATGAACAGACGAATGACAGAAGCGGAAGCAACGGAGAAAGAGATGTATATGCAATTTTTAGAAGAAGATTGTAAAATAGATATAAATAAAAAATTAGAATATCCACCTGTTGCAATTTCATTAGGTGAAAGAGTTATAAGAAAGAGAGATGGTGATATGTTGGTACCCGTTCCAATTGGTACGTTTGGAAATATATCAGTAATTAGTGCACCACCTAAAACAAAGAAAACGTTTTTTGTGTCATTATTAGGCTCTGTTTTTATGAGTGGGTCAAATAAGTGTGGAGGGGATTTAAAAGGTCATAGAGGTAACGGAAACCTTATTCACTTTGATACGGAGCAGGGAGAGTGGCATTGTCAAAACATATTTAAAAGAATAGTTGAAATGGATTCAAGTATTGATAAAAGTAAATATCATACTTATTCATTAAGAACTTTAAACAATAATGATAAATTAGACTTTATAGAATACTATTTAAAAACTAAAATTAAAGAACCTTCTTTAGTTATAATTGATGGAATTACTGATTTGGTGAAGTCCATAAATAACGAGGAAGATTGTGTGGAGGTTGTGCAAAAGTTAATGAGAATTTCCACTAAATATAAATGTCATATATTAACAGTAATACATAGTAATTTTGGTTCAGATAAAATGACAGGACACCTTGGAAGTTATCTTGCAAAAAAAGTAGAAACACAAATTGAGTTGGAAAAGAATCCTGTGAATAAAGATTGGATTACTGTAAAGTGTAAAAATTCAAGAGGGTTTGAGTTTCCTTCATTTAGTTTTGAAGTTAATAATTATGGTATGCCAACAGTTGTCAGGGATTTATACGACCCCTTAAAATAAAAAAATGAGTAAAGAAGTAATTGAGATTTTTAAAAAGCATCAAGTTTGGGTTGAAATCGTTGGCTCTTTTGGAGTTTCAGATGAAACCGCTGAAGACATAGTTCAGGAAATGTACATTAAAATTCAGAAGTCAATACAGAAATGGGGCACTGATATAATGTATGACAAAGATGAAATAAATTACTATTACATATTTAAAACTTTAAACTCAATATTTATAGACTTAAAAAGGAGAGGTAAAAACGTTAAATTTGTTAGATTAGATGAAGATGAAGAATTTGATAGCAAAGAGAATTACAAGGCTGAATACTATAAAGAAAACTTTTCTGTAATGTTAGACTTTGACGAGGAGTATCAAAAAATAAATAATTCACTTTCCAATATGATTTGGTATGACAGAGTTGTTTATGAAATAATTGAAGGCGGTGAAACTATTGCAGAACTATCAAGAAAATCAAAAATACAATATTATTCACTTTACAATACATATCACAAAGTAAAAAGTAAATTAAAAAAATTATTGTGAAAATAGATTTCAGAACAATAGATAAAAATTACGAATACAAACAAGCGTTTTTTGCAAGTAGTATAGGAAGCACTATGTTGATGATTAAAATGTGTGAAAAAGAAAATGGAATTATAACCTACACAAGTTTTTATAATTATTTTAAAAAGGTATGCAATAAAACAAAAGTAAGAAACCATTACAATATTGCTCTTAATTTTTTAAAAGAAAAGTTTTCTAAAATTGAAGAAAATGAAATAAAAAAACAATGGTCAGAACATTTTAAACACAGGGTCATTAAGCAGTCGGTAGATGGTTATAGAAAAGAAGCAGGTGCAATAACATTATTACAAGAAAAATATGGCTTAAAAGTTACATATGCAGGTGAAGATAAAGATGTAAACTTTGCAGTTGATTTGGAAACTGAATCATTTGCAGTACAAGTAAAACCATTAACATATAAAAGTAAAACAACTAACAATAAGGAGTTACAAAGAACCAAAGAAAATATTAAAGTACTTCATAAAAATTATGAAAACAAATATAAAAAACCTGTATATTTCATTTATTATGATGCAGCAACAAAAGATTTTGATTTAACAGAAATAAAACAATAAAAAGTATGAACAGTTTAGAAAAGTTATTAGAAGTATCAAAAGAATTTACCAAAGAATTAGACCAAGTAGAAAAGTTGGATAAAAGAAAATCACTACCTGTTTTTTCAGGGGTTTTAACTTATTTTCCTGATGCACTATTAGAAGTGTCAAAGTGCAGCTTTGCAGGTCAAGAACAACACAACCCAAATAAACCACTTGCTTGGGATAGGTCAAAATCAGGGAGTGAATACGATTCATTAACAAGACACCTATTAGATTCCACAAAAGAGGAGTATGATACGGATGGAACGCTTCATTTAGCAAAAGTAGCTTGGAGGGCGTTGGCAGGTTTACAGAAGCATTTAGAACTTAAAAACAAATAAAAAAATACAGATATGATAAATAATGAAATTTTAATATGGCAAAAATACGCTTTAACAAATGACTATTTAAACTTTAATAAGGGCAAAATATGTAGAGTTCACATTACAGGACATACAATAGAGGCATATTGGCTTGACGATATTTGGAACCCAATGATGGTTAATAAAAAAGAATTTTTAAAAAACTTCAAGTTGTGTAATTAAAAAACAAATAAAATGAAAATAGGGAACGCAATTTATTACTTTACAAAGTACACAGGAATTAAGTTTATAGTAGAACTGTATCATAAGATTGCAGGAACGAAATGTAATTGTAACAAAAGGAGAAAAAAGTTTAATGAAATAACAATAAAAAGATGGTAAATTTTGAAGAACTCGACAGAAAAGATTGGGAGCAGTTTAGATTGGCAACAAAACAAGTCATCTCAAATGCTGAATACAAAATGGTGTGCGAACTACACGCTAAATATTACAAGCATAAATATAGTGAACCCTGCACCTGCAACCCAAGGAGAATAAAACAATGGGTCAAAGAGTTGAATGTTATATGGGATAATGGGAATCAGTAAAATCAAAAAGTTAGAACAGGTAACTGTTCAGATATTAAACTTTGATGGATGGGATTTAAAAGTTCCTGAAGATAATTCCTCAAGATATGATGCTTATGGATTAACACCAAAAGGAAAAAAATGTGTTATTGAAATGAAATTCAGAAATAAACATTATCCTGATAAGATGCTTGAAAAAGATAAATACGATGCTCTTATGGCTATTGGTGGAGATGATGTTGTTAAGATATATTTTGTTGCTGACCCAAAGGGAAACTTTATGTATTGGTTAAACACTTTAAAGATGCCTAAAGCGGTTCAAAAGTATTGTCCTGATACTACGATGTGGACAAAGAAAAGATTGCTTAAAGACGTTTATTTGCTTCAAGAGAATGATGCAGTATTAATCAACCTAAATAAAGAATATAAATAATTTAAAAGTTTTTTGAATAAATAGTTGTTTTATTAACTTTTTTGTTTATATTTGTATATAATTAATAATTAAAAGCAGAACATTATGAAAACTTTAGTAACAAAAATTAATTCAGAAATTATGACAACTTACAGCAACTTATTAGAGCAATTAGACGGAGAAAGCGAATTATCTTTTTTTGAAAACCAATGCGAATTAATTTATACTGCATTACACTCTTATCAAAATGTAACTCTTGAACAAGGTAAAGCAATTAGAAGTGTTATATCTTCGTCAGATATGGCTTACGAATGGTGGAGAGCAAGTAATGTAGATTTCTGCGAGAACGTAAAGTATTTTGGTGTTACAATAGACGATGTAAAATTTTATATTAAAAAAGATACGTTAAAATTTGTTAATAGCTTGAATAACTATAGACACCAAATAAATACACTAAGAAAAGGATTTAGAATAGCTAAATAAAAATAATGGGGTGTAAAAACCCCTTTTTAAAACAGAACACAATGTTAAACAAGTACAAAGAAAATTTAAGCATCAGAGGAAATCAGGTTTGGAGTTATACTACCCACGTTGCTACAATAGCAGGTGACAAATTATTACAGTTAGGTTCTTGGTCATCAAAAACTCAAAAGCATATTAATTACATTGCTAAAAAGTTAGAACTTAAATTAATAAAGTAATGAGGGGTGAATACAATATGCAAATTTCTTCAAGGAGAAAAGGCGGTTTAAGTATTAGAATCACAAACCTAAAAACAGAAAAGACCTCAAAGTTTATTGCTACTGAAAAATCAATACTAAGCGGAAAATATTTTTACTATTTATTTAGCAGCACAATCTTAAAGACATTAAAAAATGATAAGTCAAGAATTATGGAATCAGATAAAGATTAAAATTGAGAAGCACATAAGCAATGACCCAATGATATCTGATGTAATGATAAACCTACAAGTAAAGGTTTTAAAAGAAAACCAAAAAAACATATTAAAAATTAACGCAAAAACAGAATAAGATGGAAAACAAAGAATTTTTTTTAGACAGAATTACACAAATTTATAGCACTAAAGGTGTAGTACATTTACAAGTAAAAACATTAGACATTGAAGATGGCTATATTGATATTGAAGTAAACGCAAGGGAATTATTATATGACATACCTTCCTTATATGATTTTGCTAAACGAGCAGTAAAAGAGGAGGATAAATATATAAAAGAAAAGTATAAAGAATTTAAAAAAGAATTATAATGAAACTACTTTTGGCATTTGTATTATGTATATTTTTAGCCAAGATATTTAAAGAATAAAAACAAAAGGAGAGTGTGGCTGACTTTTAATACTGTCGCAAGTTATAGAGTATGGCTGCACCACTTTTTAAAAACAAACAAATAAACTATGATTAAAGTAAACAGTTTAAGCGGTGGTAAAACATCAAGTTACATTGCAGCTAATTATCCTGCTGATTACAATGTGTTTTCTTTAGTTAGAACAGATGACAAAAAATGTATGTTTCCTGATGCTAAATTAAGGCAAGAAGTATCTGACAGGTTAGGGGTTGAGTTTATAGGAACTTTAGAAGAGGACACTATTATTTACACTATGTTAGACTTGGAGCAGTTTATAGGTTCTAAGATTGATTGGGTTACAGGTAAAACTTTTGATAAATCTATTATAACAACAAAAAAAGGAACTAAATATTTGCCAAATAAAATGGCAAGATATTGCACTACTGAATTAAAAACATTACCAATTTTACATTGGATGTATGATGTAGTAAAAGAACCTGTTATAATGCGTTTTGGTTATCGTGCAAACGAAACAAGAAGAGCAATTAAAATGATGGATAAAACAGATGAAGATGGGTTTACAAAAGTAAAAGCAACTTTCACAAAGTTAAAAGATGGACGTAATTCTTGGGGTGTTTATAAATATTGTAAACCTGAATTTCCTTTAATTAATGACAATATATATAAAGATACTATTGAAGAGTTTTGGAAAGAAAAGGATGTTAGATTTGCTTATATGAATAATTGTGTAGGGTGTTGGTGGAGAAGTCCTTTGCTTTTAAAAAAGATGCATAATAAACATCCTGAAAAAATGCAATGGTTTGCAGACCAAGAAACAAATAAAAGTAAATGGAGAAGTGATATAAGGTATAAAGAAATTATTAAATGGAAAACACAAACAGAATTATTTGATGATGACTTTAATGAATGCGACAGTGGTTATTGTGGCTTATAAAAACAATATAATTTAAAAACAAAACAATGATATTACTAATAGATGCAGACAGTCTAATTTTTGCAAGTTGCTACAAGAAAAGGGAAAACCCTGATGATGAAAAATATTACAGTGATATATCTGATTCAGCAAATAAGTATCACGAGCAGTTTATGGCTATTGTAAACAGGTTGGAAGATATGTATGAGATAGATAGGATTCTTACATTTAGCGGTTCTAAAGGAAATTTCAGAAAACTTATAACTCCTGAATATAAAGCAAACAGAAAAAAACAAGAGTTGCCACCATTATTAAATGAAATGCACCAACACGTAAAAGACCATTACGATAGCATTTGGGGGTATGGAGTTGAAACGGATGATATGGTTGCAAGGTATTGGTATGATTTATCAAAAGAGTTCGGTAGGGATGAGGTAATGATTGTTTCTATTGACAAAGATTACAAACAATTCCCTGCTTTGATTTACAATTACCATTATAAACACAAAGAAATCTTAGACATTACAGAAGATGAAGCAATGTTTAATTTCTATGAACAATTTATAATTGGGGATTCCGCTGATAATGTGCAATACTTTAAAGGCAAAGGAAAAGTGTTTGCAGGTAAATGGTTAAAAGATTGTAATACAAAATACCAATATACCAAAAGAATGTTAGAATTATTTAAACAAGAATATAAAGGAAAGGCAAGACAAAAATTTGAAGAATGCTATCACCTTTTAAAACTAAGAACCAATTAATATGAAACACGAAGTAAACGAGGACATAATGAAAGACACAATAAAAGACAAAATGAAAAAGAATAAAGCAATAGGAGAATTAATAGAATCAGATAGGTATTACAGTACACCTGATGAGGTTGCTAATAAGGTTATAGCACTATCAAAAATAAACATTTATAACAATACAAGGAAAAGAGATTATGTAGATTGTAGAGCGTTGGTTTGCTACCTTCTAAGAAACAAGCTGCAAATGCGTTGGACTAACATAGCAGTTTTCTTTAAGGAGAACGGAAAGCATATGAATCACGCTACTGTTATGCATTTAGAAAAGAATTATCCTTACTATAAGAAACATAATAAAATGCTTGATGAGATGGAAAATATGCTTCTATTTAAAGGAGGTTTGAATTATGACCAAATAGACCAAGTACATTATGTGACAAACAAATACAATAACCTAAAGGACAAGTACGAAGAACTGATGAATAAGCCACTATTTAATTTATTGAATAACATACCTAAAGACAAAGAAAATGAAGTGGCACAGAAGTTAGAATTAATCAAAAGGAGTTGGGAATGGAAGTAGAAGATTGGACACTTGAGATTGCTTTTCACTTTCCGCACGATAGATTTTTATTGGGACACGAATACATTAAAGCAGATGAAAACTTTAAATACAATACAATTAGGTTATATTTGCTAATAGCAACAATTACAATAGATTACAAAACCAATTAAAATGAAAATAACAAACGAGGACAATATGCAACTAATGGCAAGGTATGAAGATAACTACTTTGACCTTGCAATAGTAGACCCCCCTTATGGGATAGACTTAGCCAATATGAATATGGGTATAGGTAACACTCCAAAAGCATCAAAAGCAAAAAACAGAAAATGGAAGGCTAAAAATTGGGATAATGCAATACCTACAAAAAATTATTTTAATGAGTTGTTAAGAGTTTCTAAAGACCAAATTATTTGGGGAGGTAATTATTTTGATTTAGGAGTTTGTGGAAAGTTTATAATTTGGGATAAAGAAATACCTAAAGGTTTGAGTTTTTCTGATTGCGAATACGCTCACACGTCTTTTAATGGTGCTAACAAAATGTTTAGATATAGTGCTTACAAAAATAAATCTGAAAAGTTCCATCCAACACAAAAACCACCACAACTTTACGAATGGCTTTTAATGAACTACGCAAAAGAAGGAAATAAGATTTTAGATACTCATTTGGGAAGTGGCTCAATAGCTTTAGCTTGTCATAATTTAGGATATGATTTAACCGCTTGTGAATTAGATACAGAATATTATAATTCAGCAATGAAAAGACTAAAGACACATCAACAACAACTAACAATGTTTTAAATAAAAACAATTAAGAAATACGTTATATAAGTATAAAGATTAAATAAACAATAGAATTTCAATTATGGACAATAGAAAAAACAATGGTGGAGTAAGAGCGGGAGCAGGTAGACCACCAAAAGCAGATGAGGTTAAATTAATAGAAAAACTTGACAATCTAATTGATAACGATGAAGTGATTAGAACACTTGGTAAACAGATATTCAAAGGGGACAGTAGAGCGATGTCTTTATACTTTGGGTACAGATATGGCAAACCAAAAGAATCAGTAGATATAACATCCTCTGAAGGCTTTAGTGTAAACTTTAAAGACCTGATTAAATTTAAGTGATAGATGTTGATAAAAAGTATTCACCAATAACTGATTCAGATTCACGTTACTTTATAGTTACAGGAGGGCGTGGGTCAGGAAAGTCATACTCAATAAACTTAATGTTGGTGTTGCTAACCTATGAAGCAGGGCATACTATCCTGTTTACAAGATTCACTTTATCATCAGCATACATTTCAATCATTCCTGAATTTATAGATAAAATAGAAACCTTAAATATTGAGCAGGATTTTCACATAACAAAAGATGAGATTGTAAATAAGCGTTCAGGAAGCAAGATATTATTTAAAGGGATAAAGACATCATCAGGCGACCAAACTGCAAACCTGAAGTCCTTAACTAATGTTAGCACTTGGGTTATGGATGAAGCAGAAGAACTTATGGATGAGAACATATTTGACAAGATAGATTTATCAGTAAGAAACCTCAAGCAGCAGAACAGGGTTATATTAATTTTGAACCCAACAACTAAAGAACATTTTATATATTCAAGATTCTTTGAAGATAAAGGAGTGCCACCAAGTTCAAACTTAACAAAAGGAAATACTACTTATATACATACCACATATTTAGACAATGAAGAAAATCTATCTCAAAGTTATTTAGAGCAGATAGAAAACATAAAACAAAGACGACCCGAAAAGTATAAACATCAAATGCTTGGGGGTTGGCTAAACAAAGCGGAGGGTGTTATATTTAATAATTGGAAAATAGGTGCTTTTAAAGAAGTAGGTGTTTCTGTCTTTGGTCAAGATTACGGATTCGCTTCAGATGAAAATACGCTTGTAGAAACTAATATTGATACAGTAAACAAAATCATCTATTTAAAAGAATGTTTTTACTTAAAGGCTCTTACTACATCAGAGATTGCAGTGCTTAACTTAAAACACGCTAAGAATGGTTTAATTGTAGGTGATTCTGCTGAACCTCGACTTTTGCACGAACTTAAATCAAAAGGTTGTAACATAGTCAAATCTATAAAAGGGCAGGGTTCAATTACATACGGAATTTCATTGCTTCAGGATTACGATTTAATCATAGAAGAAAACAGTATTAATTTAATCAAAGAACTAAACAATTACTCTTGGCTTGAAAAGAAATCTAAAACTCCACAAGATTCTTGGAACCACCTTTTGGATGCGGTCAGGTATGCAATTTCATATCAATTACAAAACCCAAATAGAGGTAAATATTTAATTTCTTAAAAATAACTTATTAAATGTTTTGTTTATAACTAAATATGTTTTATATTTGTAGGGAACTTAAAACAGAATATTATGAAAACATTTTTAGACATCACAAACGAGTTAATGAAAGAAAGAAACCTTGCATACTCACCAAAAACTTTTAACAATATATTTAATGAAGTTAAATCTACACCTAAGTATATTGAAAGCAATCAAAAATGGAATGAGTGGTTGTTGAGTATAGCACCAAAACAAAAAGAGCAAACATTTTCTTTTATGAGCAATCATTTAACAACAGATAATAGGTTAAAATAAATAACAAAGGGGTGTAAAAACCCCATTAAACCAAAACAGATGAAAGGACTTAAAAGAATTATCAAAGCAAAATTAATAGAATTAAATATAAAGCCTACATTGGTTGTAGTATTGCCAACAGGAATAATATGTGAGCACTTTGCAAACGGAACAATTAAAGTTATATAACTATGGAATGGTACGATGATATAAACCCAATAGATAGAAAAGGTGGCGAATGCGGAACTTGTGGAACTGAGATAGATACAGATAAGGATTTCTGTTCATCTACCTGTCACGAAGCAGATATGAGGTAAAAAACTATTATAAATCAAACGATTAGAAATGCATTCAGAAACGGATGCATTTTTTTTGTACCTTTACTTTTGTAAAAACATAATTTAAACACGTTATATAAATATGAAATTGAATCTAAAAATTCCTACATCGTTAAATGAGATTACATTAAGGCAGTATAAAAGGTTTCTTACAGTTCAAGGTAACACAAAAGAAACTTTGTTCCTGAATGCTAAAATGATTGAGATATTTTGCAATGCAGAACTTACAAAGGTAATGCTTTTAAAGGTTAGTGATGTTGAGGAGATTACAGGTAAGCTAACAGGGATGTTTGATACTAAGCCTTCACTTGTAAAAAAGTTTGCCTTAAAAGGTGTTAATTATGGTTTTCATCCAAACCTCCACGATTTAGGCTTAGGGGAATACATTGAACTTGACACTTACATTGGTGATTGGGATAATATTGAAAAGGCTATGAATGTACTTTATAGACCAATTTTAGTTTCCTTAAAAGATAGGTACAGTATTGAGGAGCACAATTTAGAAAATGCAGAAGCAATTTTGGATATGCCAATGGATGCAGTCTTATCATCAATTTTTTTTTTGTGGAATTTAGGGTTGGAATTATCGCAAACTATGACGAACTATTTGGACAGTCAGGAGGACAACGAAGTCTTGATTCAGTTTCTCAATTCTCAAGCAAATGGGGATGGTACCAAAGTATTTACGGAATCGCTCAAGGGGATATTACAAGATTTAAAGATATCATTAAATTAAACTTTCACGAGTGCTTTATGATGTTAAGTTTTATGAAGGACAAAAGTGAATTAGAAGATAAACAAATGAAGAAAAAATTTAAGTAATGGCAAACGAAGGAGTTAGAGGTTTTTACAAACTTACACAAGAAATTAAAACTGCACTGTTAGAAGACGTGAATGTTAATACTGTAACAACAGGGGACATTACAGATGTAAACCTAAACAAGCAAGATATATTTCCTTTATCACATTTAATAATAAATAGTGTAACTGATGACCAAAGGGTGTTGAGGTTTAACATAAGTATTTTGGCTTGTGATATTGTAAATCAATCTAAAGAAAAAACAGAAGATATATTTATCGGAAACAACAACTTGCAGGATATTTTAAACACTCAACTTGCGGTTGTAAATAAGCTGACCCAAAGATTAAGAATGGGGGACTTATATACTGATATGTACCAAGTGGAAGGTAGTTCAACTATGACACCTTTTTACGATAGGTTTGAAAACCAATTAGCAGGATGGACTTGCACAATGGAGGTTTTAGTTTACAATGATATTTTAATCTGTTAATGGACTACAAGAATTTAAAAGAGGTAGCAGAAAAATACGCAAAGTATGTAGTGCAACAAGCCAAGTCTAATTTAAGCAAAGATGACAAAGGCAATGGTGCTCTTTACAATTCTATATCTTATGAATTAGATGTTGAAAAAAATCTGTTCCTATTAGACTTCTTAATGGAAAGCTACGGACAATTTGTAGATGAAGGAGTAAGGGGTTCAAATCCAAGTTTGGTTAAAGGTGGATATCAAAAAGCACCTACAAGTAGATTTAGGTACACAAACAAAATGCCACCGATGCAGATGTTAGCGGATTGGGCAAAGAAAAAAAACATAAGGTTCAGGAATAAAAAGGGACAGTATGCAAAGGGTAGTAATATAAGTATGGGTTTTGTTTTACAGAGGAGCATATTTGCTCAAGGATTAAAAGGAAACGAGTTCTTTACCAAGCCATTTAATAAGGCAGCGTATAACCTCCCTGATGACCTTATAGAGGCATTTGCTTTGGACATAGAGAAACAAATAATATTCGGACAAAAAAAATAAACAATGGCAAATTTAGCTTTAAGAAACCCACAATTCAAATCCACTTTAATACCTTCGGGTGTTCTTTCTGTATCGCTTGATATTTCAATCAATACAGTTTTAATTTATAGGATTGTAAAAAACGTGGCTCAAGGGGAAACCGCATCATTTGATATATCAGAGATTTCAAGAGATTACTTAGACATTAGTTATGTATCAAATTACAATGCACAAACAGTTTCAATCAGTACAGTAATAACAAAGTATTCAGGAGCGAATGCCACAGGGACAATAGTAGGCTCAACAATAACCTCATCAGATGTTGGGTTTGAAGCATACGGAACTTTTTTAGAAGGTGCTAATCCTACACTACCATTTTTAAATTCTGCTCCTGCTTGGTTAATATCAAAAGATTATTCAAAAAGTAGATACGAGATATTTGTACCTGAAAATGCAAGTGGAACAATACCTTATGTTTCATCTACAAATTCAATAGGATACCAAACTTATACAGGTTCAAGTACTACTGTAACTTTTCCTAATTCAGGAACAGGAAATGATTTGATAGTGAAAAGAATTGATTGCACAAAATATGGAATAGGTACAAAGGTTATTTTTATAAATAAGTTCGGAGTTCAGCAAGACTTGTGGTTCTTCTTAAAAAAATCTAAAAAGCTAAATACTTCAAGTACTGATTACAAGTCAAATACATTAGTTTTATCAGGAGGTAATACAACATACGGATTAACAAATGCTTCTAAAAAGATATTTAATACTCAAGCCTTACAATCTCAAACTTTAAGTTCAGGTTATTATCCTGAATTTGCAGTTGAATATTTTGAGCAACTATTATTAAGTGAGTACGTTTGGATTGAAAAAACGATTGAAGCAAATGGAACTACTACACAAGTTCCTGTAATTGTAAAGACTTCAAATATGGAAATTAAAACATCTGTAAATGACAGGCTAATAGAATACACTATACAATTTGAAGATGCTTTTGACTACATAAATAACATAAGGTAAATGCAAACAGTAATACTATATATCGAAGGAGAAAGGGTTGAATTATTTAAAGACGAAAGTATTTCTTTAACTCAAACTATTCAGAATGTAAAAGACATTGGTTCTATCTTTACGGATTTTTCCAAGAGTTTTTCTGTTCCTGCAAGTTCCACAAACAACAAAATATTTAAACACTATTATAATTTTAATATTCAAAATGGGTTTAATGCAAATGATAAAAAATCTGCTGAAATTTATTTAAATAGCGTTTTGTTTAGGAAAGGATATATTGCATTGAATGGTGTTTCAATGAAAGAGAACAGACCTGACAATTATAAGATTACTTTCTTTGGGGAAACAGTTGATTTAAAAAAGAAATTAAAAGAGATTACGCTTCAGAATGTTTTTGAAGCAAATTCATCTTATAATCACGAATACAATATTTCAAATGTAAAATTAGGATTAGAGAGTAATTTATTTTCAGGAAACATAATATATCCTTTAATTTCACATACAGAAAGGTTTTATTATGACACTGCAACAGAAGGTGCTGATGCAAGAAACTTACATTACAAATCACCCGGTACAGGTACTAAGAATCACGGAGTAAAATATACAGATTTAAAACCTGCCATAAAACTTAGTGCAATACTTGAAAGGATTACAGGATACACGGAATCTGTTTATGGTGTTGGAAATGGATTAAACTTTGAACTAACAGGCGACAGTTTTTTCAACACAGATAATACATCTTCATATTATAATGAAACCTATGACAATATGTATTTATGGATGAGTAGGGCTAAAGGAAATATAGGGAAAAGCTACGCAGGTAATCAAATAAATACAATGGTGATTACAGATATGACAAACCCAAATTCAGGTTGGAACCCTTTTTGCTATCGTTATGACAGTAGCTACCCTGCTTGTGAACATAGCGAAATTACAAATGGAGTGTGGAGAATTAAGCCTTTTTCCTTCAATCCTGCAATAGGTCAAGTAACGGTTGATTTTGCGGTAGAATGGAAAGTAATAGGTATAGGTGGAGGTAATTTTAGTTTAGCAATAGAAGATATTACAGGTCAAACAGTAGTAGTTTCTTCTGCAACCTCTTTGTCAGCAGATGGAATAACAGAGCATACAATTACGACACCTTATTTAGGTGCAGCAGGTAGTTTTTCTAATTTCAGGTTTGTTTTAACCTCTACATCGGGAAATTTTTCCTATACTACAAATTTAATTTTAGAAAAAAGATATGGAGTTAATATCCTTTCAGGTTTTAATTATTCATATGAATATTGCAATATAACAAATGTACTTCCAACAGGTATTTTAGATGAAATTATTATTGCTGACCAAATGCCAAAAATGCTTATTCTTGAATATTTAACAAGTCTGTTTAAGATGTTTAACCTTACTGCATTTATTCAATCGGATGGTAAAATAAAAGTTCAGACTTTAGATAGTTTTTATTTAACAGGAAACGTAATTGATATTACAAGTCAAGTGGATGTAGCTAATTCTTCAGTTGATTTTTCTCCTCCTTATGAAGAAATTGCTTTTAGAAATGTGGCACCTAAAACTTTATTTGCTACTAATTTTGCAGAGATAAATAATACAGTTTACGGAAACTTAGAAAATTCAACTTCTTTGAGTGGAATTGATACAACTGATAGGGGTTCAAAATATGTAGTGAAAACAAACTTTGATAAAATAGTTTATGAGCGTTTAACAGATGTAGACTTAGGTTCTTTAACCAATATACAATGGGGTTGGAGTGTAGATAAAGATGAGCGACCAATACTTACTGCTCCCTTAGTATTTATAAATGTAAATCAATCAACAGGTTCAGATTTAATTTCGTTTATCGATGGGGCTTCTGTAACTGCTGCTGCATCACTTTCTACTTATAATAGACCATCAAATAGTTTAGAAGGCTCAAGTGCAGAACTTGGAAGGACTATAAACTTTGGTGCAGAGATTGATGAATTTGCAGGAATTGTAAAACAAGAAAGTTTGTTCAATAAGTATTATTTTAATTATATAAGTGGGGTTTTTAATAGTGGCAGAAGATTGACAAAAGTTAATGCTTTTTTAAGTACAAGTTTTTTGCAAACTTATTCTTTGGCAGATACTTTGGTTATAAATCAAAGAAGTTATAATATAAATAGTATAACAACAAATTTACAAACAGGAAAATCTGAATTGCAACTTTTAAATAAAATAGTTATATAATGATAAAAAACATATTAGACTTGCTTACAATAGCAAACGGAGATACTGAAAATATAAAAATTGCACAAGGTAAATACGCTTTACCTAAAGATATTAAAGGAGCGATTAAACAAGTTAGAACAATTATAAAATGGCAATAGAAAAAGAATACACTCTAAAGGTATCAACGGAAACTGCACAGAAAAATGTAGATGAATTAAATAAATCCCTTTCGGCACAAGAGGAGTTAATTAATGAAATTGAAAACGAACTATTGCAGTATGAGAAGCAATTAAAAAAAACATCAAAATCTGACCTTGCAGGTAGAAAGAAACTAAACGACCAAATAGAAAAAACAAAGGATAGGTTAGCAGAGGAAAAAAATGGCTTAAAAAACGTAAATAAGGAACGTAAAAATGCTAATAAAGAATTAAAGGAATCAACCGCAAACGCAGCAGATTACAGTGGGGTTCTTGGTATTATTGACCAAAAAACAGGCGGTGCAATTTCGGGATTTACTAACCTTACAAAAACAGTAGGCGGTGCAACTAAGGGTTTCAACCTTATGAAGATTGCTATTATTGGAACAGGTATAGGTGCTTTATTAATTCTTTTAACATCTTTAACCGCTGCTTTTACATCATCAGAGGAAGGGCAAAATAAGTTTGCTAAAATGATGGGTGTAATTGGTTCAGTTGTCAGTGTCTTTACAGATAGATTGGCTTCATTAGGTGAACTTATTATATCAGTATTTGAAAACCCAAAACAAGCACTTATTGATTTTAAAGATGCATTTGTAAAAAACATTACTAATAGAATTTCAAGTGCAATTGAAACAATAGGCTTTTTAGGTAGTGCGATTAAAAAGGTATTTAGCGGAGATTTCGGTGGTGCGATGGATGATGCTAAAAAAGCAGGTAGTTCTTATGTTGATACATTAACAGGTGTTAAAGATACTATTGGAAAGGTTACAGAAGCTACTAAAGAATTATCATCGGAAATAATAAAAGAAGGGAATGCAGCAGCTAAAATTGCAGACCAAAGAGCAGAAGCAAATAAATTAGAACGTAAATTAGGTATTGAAAGAGCAGAAGCAAATAGAAAACGTGCTGACCTATTAGACAAGGCTGCAAATAAAGAACTTTACACCGCACAACAAAGGATTGATTTCTTAAAAGAAGCAGGAAAGATTGATGAAGAAATAACAAACAAAGAAGTTAAACTTGCTGAGTTAAGGTTAAAGGCTAAAATAGCAGAAAATAATTTAGGAAAATCCACAACAGAAGATTTAAACGAGGAAGCACAACTAAGGGCAAAACTAATAGACTTAGAAACTGCAAAACTTACAAAGGCAAAAACTGTTACTGCTCAAATAGTTGGAGCACAAAGGGAGGCAGCAGCAGAAAGAAAAGCACTTGATGACCAAGCAATTGCAGATGCAAAAGCGGTGCAGGACTTTAAGGATTCATTAATAGAAACTGATAAAGAAAATAAATTTGCTGCTATTGAAAAAGAAAAAGAAGATAGAATAAAGGCAATAGAAGATTTAAAATTATCAGAGGAAGCAAAGAATCAGATGCTACTTGATGTGGATGCAGCATTTAAGGAAAAGAAAAAAGTAATTGAAGATAATGAGCAGTTAATAAAAGACGAAAAATTAGCAGCGTTTATAGAAAAAGAAATTGAGGATAAAGAACTAACATTAGAGGAGAAAAAAGCAGAATCTTTAGCTGAACTTGAAAGGTTAGAAGGTACAGAAGAACAACGTGCTGCAATTATTAAAAAATATGCAGATATTGAAGCAGCAGATGAAGATGAATTAAGAAAAACAAAAATTTTAGCAGTTGGTTCTGCATTTGGTAAAATAGCAGGTATTTTAGGGGAAAATTCTAAAGCAGGAAAAGCAGCAGCAGCAGCATCAGCATTAATAAACACCTATCAAGGTATTACCGCTGAATTAGCTACAAAGACTACTACACCTTTTGGCTTTGCTATGAAACTTGTAAACATTGCATCAACCGCTGCTATTGGTTTTAAATCTGTTAAGTCTATTATGGCAACAAACCCATCTTCGGGGGGAGGAGCAGCAACAAATCCTGCAGCGGGTGCTTCACAGTCTGCACCACCTCAACCTCCTGCATTTAATATAGTTGGTTCATCGGAAACAAACCAATTGGCAGATGCAATAGGTAGTCAAAAAGCACAACCTGTAAAAGCATTTGTAGTTGCAGGAGATGTAAGTACTGCTCAAGAGATGGATAGAAATGTGATTCAAGATGCATCAATAGGTTAAAAAGCAAATACAAAAATTAAATACGTTATATAAATATGAGAATTATAGAATTAGTACTTGGAGATGAGCAAGATGAAATCGGAGTTGAAGCAATTTCAATTGTAGAAAATCCTGCCATAGAATCTGACTTTATTGCTTTAAAAAATCAGGAAATAAAACTTGCAGAAATAAGTAAAGAGAAGCGTTTATTGATGGGTGCTTTATTAATACCTGACAAACCTATTTATAGAAATGGAGATGAAGGTGAATACTACATCTTTTTTTCAAAGGATACTGTTGAAAAGGCATCTCAAATGTACCTACAAAATAGCAATCAAAATAATTCAACTTTAGAACACAAAGACCAACTTAAAGGTTTGAGTTTGGTACAGACTTGGATTGTAGAGGATAAAGAAAAAGATAAAAGTGCTTTGTATGGAATTGACGTTCCTGTTGGTACTTGGATGGGTGCAGTAAAAGTAAACAACGATGATGTTTGGCAAGAGTATGTGAAAACGAAAAAGGTCAAGGGTTTCAGTATTGAAGGCTATTTTGCGGATAAAATGGAAATGAAGGATTCTGCTAAAAATGAAATGTCAAAAGATGACTTACTATTAAATGAAATTAAAAATATTTTAACTTCTAAGTAATGGCAAGAAATAAAAATAATTCACAATTTATACCAAGTCGAACAAGTCCAAATAATAGTGGCAGGGCGTGTTTATGTTGGGATACTAATACTTATTCAATAAAGTGTTGTGATGGCTCTATGAGGGCACAGGGCATTGGAGTTATAACAAGAACAGAGTAAAAACGCAAATATTAAAATTAAATCCGTTATATAAATATGAAATCAAATGAAATGTTAAACCAAATTAAAACACTTCTAAACATCGAGGTAAAACTTGAAGAAATGAAGTTGGAAAACGGTACTGTAATTACCTCCGATTCTTTTGAAGATGGAAAGGAAGTATTTATTATTACCGATGACGAATCTAAAGAGAAGGTTGCTTTACCTGTTGGTGAGTATATCCTTGAAGATGGTAGGTTGTTAGTTGTTAGCGAGGAAGGTATAATTGCTGAAATAAAAGAAGTAAGCGATGAGGTTCCTGCTGAAGAAACACCTGCTGAAACTGCTGACTTAGAAGTTGAGGACTACGAGGAAAAGGAAAAAGAAATGGCAGATGTTGCTGATTGGGAAGGAATGGAGAAAAGAATCCAAAACCTTGAAGATGCAATTTCAAGCCTAAAGGAAAACAAAGAATCTAAAATGGAAGATGTTGAGGAGCAGGATTTGGAAGCAAATTCAGGTGTCTTAAAAACTCGTACAGTAAAAGAGGAGTTTTCAGAAGATTTATCTCAAGCATCAGCAGACCCAATAAAACACAATCCTGAAAAAGAATCAGTACCTAAGCCTAACAAGGTAGAGTTTGGAAAAAGTAAAATGGGACAGACTGCATTAGAAAGAGTATTAAACAGATTAAACCAAAACAAATAAAAATTTAAAAATAAGAAAAAATGAGTAAATTAAACAAAGTACAATTAGCAACTACTACCAACATAACTACAACTTATGCGGGAGAGTTTGCAGGTGAGTATATCGCTGCATCTTTACTATCTGCATCTACTATTGATGATGGTGGATTAACTGTAAAGGCAAACATTTCTTTTAAAGAAGTGATTAAGAAATTAGCAACAGGTTCTTTAGTAAGTGCAGCAGGGTGTGATTTTTCACCTAACAGTTCTGTAACATTAACTGAAAGAATAATTGAGCCAAAAGAATTACAAGTAAATCTACAATTGTGTAAGTATGACTTTGTAAACGATTGGGAAAGTCAATCTATGGGCTATGGTTTGGGACAGTCTTTACCTCCTAAATTTGCAGACTTTATGATTGCACACGTTGCAGCAGAAGTAGCACAAAATACAGAGTTTAACATTTGGCAAGGTGATACCGCAGGAGCAACTCACACATCATTTGATGGTTTTGAGAAGTTAATTGCAGCAGCAGTAGTAGCAGGAGATGTTCCCGCAGGTCAAGCACTTACAAGTGTTGCTTTAACATCAGCAAACATCATTGAAAAATTATCAGACGTTGTAGAAGTTATACCAAACTCTTTATATGGTAAAGAAGATTTTTATGTTTATGTTAGCACTAAAGCAGCTAAATTATATGTTCAAGCATTAGGTGGATTTGCAGCAAATGGCTTAGGAGCAAATGGTACAAACGCACAAGGTACGCAATGGTGGAACAATGGTTCTCTTTCTATCAATGGTGTTAAAATCTTTGTTGCACAGGGATTATCAGATGATAAAATTTATGGAGCACAACGTTCAAACTTGTATTTTGGAACAGGACTTTTAAATTCGTCAAATACCGTGAAGGTTTTAGATATGGCAGACCTTGATGCATCTAACAATGTTAGAATGGTAATGAGATTTACAAGTGCAGTACAGTTTGGTATTGCAGAAGATATCGTATCTTACGCTTAAAATTAATAATTAATCAATATTAAAGGGGTGGGTTCTGCCTATCCCTTTTTTTTATAAAACAAATATAAATTATGGCTTGTACTCTTACGACAGGTAGAAAAGTTCCTTGCAAATCAGCATTTGGAGGAATTAAAACAGTATTATTTGCTGACTATGGAACGATTGATAGTATTACAGTTGATGCAACTACAAAAGAAGCAACTATTGTAAATGGAACACCCGCTCCAACTTGGTTTGAATATGATGTAAAAGGAAATTCATCTTTAGAAACTTCGGTAACGAGTTCAAGAGAAAACGGAACTACTTTCTACACTCAAACACTAAGTTTGACTTTGACATATTTAGATGCTAAAACACAATCTGAATTACAAACTCTTGCGGTTTCAAGACCTTATGCAGTTGTAGTAGACTACTACGGAAATAGCTTCCTTTGTGGCTTTGAAAATGGGCTTGAAGTTACAGGTGGAACTGTGGTTACAGGAGCAGCAGCAGGAGACCTTTCAGGCTTTACTTTGACGTTTGAAGGTATGGAGGAAACTGCACCTTATTTCTTATCAGCAGCGGTTACAGGAGATGCTACGCAGATAGACCCAACGGCAGTATAATACTCTTTTTAGTGTTAAAAATCAGGCATCCTTTACGGGGTGCTTTTTTTTTGCTTAACAATTTCACAAATAAGATTTTATTTTACGTTATATAGGTATATGATAATTTTAAACGCATCAGGACTTTCACAAACCCTATCTGTAATACCAAGAGATTATCAGGGTTCTTTTACAATGTCAGTAAGGGATGATAGCACTAATACAAGTGTTTTCTATAATGTAACCGATGCGGTTAGGGTAGGTAACTACTTGACCTTTAGTAATATTTTCAATCCTGCATTAAGGGAAAACCATTTTTTTGACTTACATTTATACTCTGATTATAATATTTGGAATACGAATTATGAGTTATGGGATTTATCTAATCAAATATGGAACGAGGAGGTTTCAACAACAGACTTTTATAAGGATTGGATTTTCTGTACAAACCAAACAATTAATCAAGAAAATAATGAGTACTATCAATTAAATAAAGACAGGTATTTAAGCTACGAAGGTTATAATAATGAATATGACCCTATTTTCTTTATTCCAACAGAGGAGGTTTATGTAACTTATAATGGCTCAAAAAATCAATACATAGTAAGATGAAAAACACAAGATTAAGAAACGATAAAGGTCAATTTAAGGCTGCATCAAAAGTTTCAGAATTTGGATTTGTTAATTTAAGTACATACACAAGTCCTGAAATAAAAGAAGTAAATGGTGAGGACTATATCGAGTATGGTTCTGATAATAACTATTTTCAATATTTAATTGACAGATATAATGGCAGTCCAACAAATAACGCTGCTATTAATGGAATTAGCCAAGCTATTTACGGAAAAGGTTTAAATGCAACAGATGCAAATAAGAAACCTAACGAGTATGCTCAAATGATTTCTTTATTTAAAAAGAATGTTGTTAGAAAACTATGTTATGACCTTAAATTAATGGGACAATGTGCGATGCAAATCATATATTCTAAGGATAGAAAGACTATTGCACGGATTGAGCATATGCCTATTGAAACATTAAGAGCAGAAAAGTGTAATGATGATGGAGATATCCCTGCTTACTACTATTTTAAAGATTGGGCAAACATTAAAAGAAGCGATGACCCATTAAGAATACCTGCTTATGGTATGTCAAACGAAAATATAGAGATATATTATGTAAAACCTTACAAATCAGGCTTTTATTACTACTCTCCTGTGGACTATCAAGGTGGTTTACAATATGCAGAATTAGAGGAGGAGGTTTCAAACTTCCATTTGAACAATATTATGAATGGTTTGGCACCAAGTATGTTAATCAACTTCAATAATGGAACACCAAATCAAGAGGAAAGACAATTAATAGAGCGTAAAATTGCTGAAAAGTTTTCAGGGAGTTCAAATGCAGGTAAATTTATACTTGCTTTTAATGATAATAAAGAAAGCCAAGCAGAAATAACACCTGTTCAATTATCTGATGCACATAATCAGTACCAATTTTTATCAGAAGAATCTCAATCTAAAATTCAGGTTAGCCATAGAATTGTATCACCTTTTTTATTAGGTATTAGGACAAGTTCAGGTTTCTCAAGTAATTCAGATGAAATAAAAACTGCATCTTTATTAATGGATAACACTGTTATTAGACCTTTTCAGGAACTTTTAATAGATTCCTTTGATGACATACTATCTTTTAACGATATTAGCTTAAACCTCTACTTTACGACCTTACAACCATTAGAGTTTACAGAAGTAGATACTGAAATACAATCAAAAGAAGATATTGAGGAGGAAACAGGTGTAGAAATGCAAAAGTTCTCAAGTGAATTAACCGATGAACAAGGCGAAGAATTACTTGAATCACTTGAATCACAACAAATTGGAGATGACTATGAATTGGTAGATGTTCGGGAATATGGAGATGATAATATTTCAACTGATGAATGGGCAAAGTCTAAAATTAAAAAGAAACTTTCTGTTGTTGAAAAATTGGCAGGTTTTATAAAGTCAAAACCAAATGGAGAAAGTAAAATTGATAAATCTTTTTATAAAATAAGATACACATATCAGCAAAGAGTTAGTTCTGAAAACAGTAGAGATTTCTGCAAGACAATGATGGGTAGAACTTCTAAAGGTGTTGTTTATAGAAAAGAGGATATTGACCAAGCAAGTTTTCAGGGTATAAATAACAACTTTGGACATAAGGGAGAGAATTATTCGCTTTTTAAATTTAAGGGCGGTATTTACTGTGGACACTATTGGCAAGAGGAACTTTACAGAATGAAATCTAAAACTGAAAAGTATATCACAAGAGGTAAAAAGGCTGATACTATTCCAAGTACATATAAGCCTAAAGGGAAACAATATGAAGATGCAAAAATCGCTCCAATAAATATGCCTAACAGAGGAGCATATCCACAATAAAAAAAAAGAACTATGGCAACAGTATTATTTATAAACAGGAGCGACTTAGTAAGAAATTCTATCATTGACGGAAATGTGGACACGGATAAGTACCTGATGTTCATCAAATTATCGCAAGAAATTCATATTCAGAATTATTTAGGAACTAAAATGTACAATGCATTAAGTGCTGCAATTCCTGATATTGATTTACCTGTAAATGCAAGGTGGAAAACATTATTGGATGACTATGTGGTGCCAATGTTAATTTGGTTTTCACAGGTTGATTATATTCCTTTTGCTTCTTATCAAATCCGTAATGGAGGTATGTTTAAACATCGCTCTGAAAATTCTGAAACAGTTAGTAAGGATGAAGTTGATTACTTGGTAGAAAAAGCAAGAACGAATGCGGAATGGTATTCAAGACGTTTTATAGACTTTATGAGTTTTAACCAAACTACCTATCCTGAATACACTAACAATAGCAACGATGACATTTATCCATCAAGTAACGCTACTTTTAACGGATGGGTATTATGATTTTAACATACAAGCCAAAGGAAAAAAATATAGAAAAATTAAAGGCTTTTTTAAAGAAGCAAGAAAAAAATAAAACTAAAAAAAATGGCGAATTGGGGAAAAATTTATTGTAGTAGTTGGTGGGGAGATGATTCTAATAAAAATTCATTACCTACATCACAGTTTGACCAATGTAATGCAGGTTGTTTTGAGGGCGCAAGTTATCCGTTTAGTACTAAAACTCAATTACAGACCGCAGTAGATTTATGGGTTTCAGATAATGCTTCTGCAATATGTGACTATGGGCAAATTAATACTTGGAATGTTTCTGCTATTACTGATATGTCAGAATTATTTAGAGATAAAACTACTTTTAATGACGATATTTCAAATTGGGATGTGAGTAGTGTTTCTACTATGAACACTATGTTTAGGGAATGTAATGCTTTTAATCAAAATATTGGCGGTTGGAATACAGGTAATGTTAATAATATGCGTGAGATGTTTTTTGGAGCCAATTCTTTCAATCAACCAATTGGTTCTTGGGATGTGAGTAATGTTACTGATATGGCTAAAATGTTTTTTGCAGCACTTGTATTTAATCAACCTATTGGAAATTGGGATGTGAGTAGTGTTACTAATGTGAACAATATGTTTTTAGATGCAAACTTATTTGACCAACCTTTAAACGCTTGGAATGTAAGTAGTGTTATTTTTATGCAAGGTATGTTTATTGGTGCTGATGTTTTTAATCAACCATTGAATAATTGGGACACAAGTAGTGTTACAAAAATTAATGCTATGTTTCAACAAGCACTTGCTTTTAACCAAGATATAAGTTCTTGGGATACAAGTAGTGTTAATGATATGAGTTATATGTTTTATTCTGCATCATCTTTCAACCAAAACATTAGTACGTGGAACGTTAGTAGTGTGGCTGATATGATTGGTATGTTTGATTTAACAGCACTTTCTACAACCAATTATGACGCAATTTTAAATGGATGGTCTGCATTAACTGTTCAAGCAGGTGTTGATTTTGGAGCAGCAACAATTACATATTCAGCAGCAGGACAAACTGCAAGAGGGGTTTTAACATCGACACCTAATAATTGGACAATCACAGATGGTGGAATAATTTAAAATAAAAAATACAATGGCTACTTTATTTAACACCAAAATATCAGATACTTACCAAGGTTTAATTAAAACTTTAGATAATGGAATTATAGGTGCAGTACAAAAAGAATTAACAGATGGAGCAGGAAACCAAACAGGCTTATTTTTAGACAATTTAGGAAACTTTAAAGTAACAAACAATATTCAGTTTGGTAACTTAAAAGACATTTCTAATATTGAGATTTCTAAATTTATAACCTCAACAGATGGTATTGAAAACTTTGCAAATAATACTTCAGTACCTACAACTTTATCTGTTAAGAATTATGTAGATTCATCTTTTACTGCTGCTGCATTAGCCTTTAGTGGAAATTCAGGAAGTAATGGTTCTATTGACTTAGATAGTCAAGTATTTTACTTGAATGGATTAGGTGGCATTTCTACAACTGTTAGCGGTACTTCTGTAATTATTTCAGGTTCTACTTTGGAATCTGCTATTGGATTAAACACTACACAAATAGGTTTAAATGTAACTGCTATTGCATTAAATACTGCAAAGGTTGGTATCACTCCACAACAAGCATCTGATATCACAACCAATAACGCAAAGACAGGTATTACTTCAAGTCAAGCTGCTGACATTGTAAGTAACACCGCTAAGGTAGGAATTACAAGCGTTCAAGCATCTGACATAAATATAAACAATTCTAAAGTTGGTTATACTGATGCACTTGTTTCTGCAAATTCTGATGTAGTTGCCAACACCGCAAAAGTGGGCATTACTACTCAACAAGCAAGTGATATTGAAGCAAACAATTTAAAGGATGGTATTTCTGCATCACAGATTTCTGAGATAGATGCAAACACTTTAAAGGTAGGTTATACAGAAGCGTTGGTTTCTGCTAATTCAAGCGTTGTAGCAAATACTGCAAAAGTAGGAATTACACCTGCACAATCAACTGCAATAACTACCAATACAACTAATATTACAAATAATTTCAATGAGATAGTTTCAAATACAAACGATATATCTACAAACGTACTTGATATTATTGATATTAATAATAATATATCTACAATAAATAGTACTGCTGAATTTTTAGCTAATAAAGGACAAGCAAGTGGTTATGTTCCTTTGGATGCAAATGGGAAGATTTTAGAGCAATATTTACCTGCATCAATTATTGGACAATTATCATACGTTGGAACTTGGAACGCAAACACAGATAACCCAACATTACCTAACCCAACAACAGTAAATGGAAACTATTATATTGTATCAACTGCAGGAACGTATTTAAGCGTTTCTTATGAGATAGGAGATTGGATTGTTTCAAATGGTATTGCTTGGCAGAAAATAGACAACACGGATGATGTTAAGACTGTATTTGGTAGAATAGGGAATATTTTAGCAGTAGAAGCGGATTACAATGCTTTTTATCCAACACTTACAAATTTACCTAACTTAGTATCTAATAATTCAGCGGTTGCTGCAAACACGCTTAAAACAGGTATTACTTCACAACAGGCTTCTGATATAACTGCAAACAATGCGAAGGTAGGATATACGGATGCATTGGTTTCTTCTAATTATGATGTATCTGCAAATACCGCTAAGGTAGGAATTACAACTCAACAAGCGAATGATATTAATACTAACAACTTTAAGACAGGAATAACATTAACACAAGCAAATAATATAACAACTAATAACGCAAAGGTCGGAATAACCTCTCAACAGGCTAATGACATTTCAACCAATAACAGTAAGGTAGGCATTACGAGTAGTGAGCAATCTCAAATTATTGCAAACACCTCAAAGGTTGGTATAACCTCTCAACAGTCTGCTGATATTATTACAAATAATTCTAAGGTAGGAATAACATCTACTCAAGCAAATAATATAACTACAAACAACTCTAAAATCTCATTTGATAGTACAAGTTCTACAAGATTAGCAAATACAAGCGGAACAAATACAGGCGACCAAGATTTAAGTAATTATGTAACTACAAACACCACGCAAACAATAAGCGGTACAAAGACATTTACATCACCTACAACTATTGACGGAGGAGTTGGAGTTAATACATCAGGAGGTACTTTAATTATTAAGCAAAAAGGAAACGGAGCAGGTGATGGAATAGCTATTACAAGTGCAGCAGCAGCATCGCATAGAATATGGAAAGCATCTGATGGTAAATTTCACTTTGGTTCATCCTCACAAACAACTGCATTTACTCAATTATTAGATGGAAGTGTAGGTATTGGAACTGATAGTCCATTAGAAAAACTTGAAGTACAAGGTTCTATTTACGCTACTCCCATTGCATACTCTTCAAATCAAGACGCATACGCTCTTAGAATGGGGGCAAATAGTAGTACTGCATTCGATATGGGTATTAAGATAAAATCAACTTCAGGAGGAAGTCCTTATATGTCTTTTAAAGTACCAAACAATGAAGATTCTATTGTTTTAAGAAGTGGTAACGTAGGTATTGGAACAAGTGACCCACAGGCTCAATTAAATGTTGTAGCAGGTAATACTGTAAGAACTTGGACACCAACTTCAGGAACTTCTGCTATTTTTGAATCATCAAATAGTAGTAGAGCATTTGTTTCAATAGTAGGTGCTAATCAATCGGAGTTATTGTTTGGGGATGCAGGTTCTCAATTTTCAGGGAGAGTGAGATTTAATCATTCAGACAATAAGTTGTCTTTATGGGCAAGTGGAGGTCAAGATGTTACAGTGGATAATTCAGGTAACGTAGGTATTGGAACGGATATTCCTTCTCACGAACTTACTGTTCAGGGTTCTTCAAGTCCAAATATAGAACTTAAAAACACTAACTACTCAAATGGTGGTTTTGTTTTAAATAGAAGTAATTACGGACAACAATGGAAATGGTGGGCTCAAAGTGGGTTAATGTATTTCGGATATTCTACTGATGAAATAAATTATACAAACCATTTAACTATAAAATCCAATGGTTACATAGGTATTGGGAATACTCCTTCTTATCAACTTCAATTAAGCACTAATTCAGCAGCAAAACCTTCAAGTTCTCTTTGGATAGTTGTATCTGATGAAAGAGTTAAAGAAAATATAAAACCTTATGAAAAAGGATTAAATGAAATTTTACAAGTAAATACTAAAACTTTTGATTATAATGGAAAAGCAGGTTTTGATAAAATAAAAGACAATGTAGGAATTATAGCACAGGATATGATTAAAATATTTCCTGAAACTATAAAAACTTATAATGCTAAATTAAACGAAACCGATGAAGAAGAAACAGAATTGTATAATTTTGATGGACACGCTTTAACTTTTGCACTTATAAATTCGGTAAAAGAATTAAAAGCAGAAATTGAGGAATTAAAGAAACAAATAAGACAGTAATTTTAAAATTCGTACATTTACTGAATAATCATAATTTAAAAATAAAATGTTAAAAATTACAAAAGAACAATTACAAACTTTAAAAGACCAAGAGCAAAAGAAATCAGCAATCTTACACGACTTAGGTTTACTTGAAACTCAAAGCCACACATTAAACCACTATTACGCTGAATTAATAAATGCTCAAGTTGAAACCAAAAAAGAACTTGAAGAACTTTATGGTGAAATAAACATTGACCTTACTGATGGGTCATATAAAATAACTAAAGATGAAAAAGATAAGTAAATATATTTCTTACAGGGAATCAGTTAATTCTGATTATGCTAAACAAAAAGGTATTGCAAACAAACCAAGCGAAGATGACATTGCAAATATGGTACTGTTAGCAGAGAACGTTTTTGAACCTCTTAGGGCGTGGGTAGAGGAACCAATAAAGGTAAACAGTATGTTTAGGTCTGAGGAATTAAATAGTGCTTTAAAAGGCTCTAAAACTTCAAGCCACTTAAAAGGTCAAGCAGTAGATATTACATCTTTAGGAGGGAAAAGTAACCTTGAGATGTTTCACTACATAAAAGACAATTTAGACTTTGACCAATTAATTTGGGAGTTTGGTGTTGAACCTAAATGGCTACACGTTTCTTATGTTTCTGAAAAGGAAAATAGAAAACAAGTTTTAGTTACAAAGAGAAAAGGAAAATATTTCACTTACAAAGACTAAAACAATGGCAAACGACTACAAACTTTTAGCAATTAATGCAGGAACATTTGGATTATCAATGACAAATATAGATGTATTCTTAAAAATCGTTTTGTTGAGCGTATCAATTTTATACACTTTACATAAATGGTATTTATTAAATGAAAATAAAAAAGAGTAATGCCAAAGAAAAAATTTTCTGAAACTAAAGTTGGTAAGTTCCTAATTGGAGCAGGTTCCAAAATAGGCGAAATTTTACCTGACAATGGTTTTTTAGGGGTTTTAAAAGACTTAATTACTAAAGATGAAGAACTAAGTGTTTCAGATAAAGAAACCGCTTTAAAGCTATTAGAAATAGATATTATAGAAATGCAGGAAGTTACAAAAAGGTGGACTTCTGATATGGCTTCTGATTCTTGGTTGTCTAAAAATACAAGACCTTTGGCATTAATATTTCTAACTGTATCAATGATATTTTTAATACTATTAGATTCTTTAAATATAGATTTCGGTGTAAGTACTGAATGGATTGATTTACTTAAAAGCCTTTTAATAACTGTTTATGTATCATACTTTGGCTCAAGAGGAGTTGAAAAATTTACAAGTATAAGGCAAAAAAAATAGATTATTTTTCCTAAGTCTTTATTTTTATTTTATATATATTTGTTTATTTTTATTTTATATATATTTTT